AACGGCAGAGGTGATACGATCAAAATGGAGCTGATGAACATCCTAAAGGGTGAACAGATTGCTCCACATATTTCGATTTGGTACTACAAGCTTGACAGTATCGACGAAGTCGCTAACCCTGAGGTGTGGCTGAAGGCTAATCCGAATCTTGGAAAGACTGTCAGCTATGAAACTTATCAGCGAGACGTGGAAAGAGCGGAAAGCAATCCTGCTGTGCGAAACGATATTCTGGCGAAGAGATTTGGTATTCCGCTGGAGGGATATACGTATTTCTTTACCTATGAAGAGACGCTTCCGCACAGGAGAAGGAACTTCTGGCAGATGTCGTGCGCACTTGGCGCGGATATGTCCCGCGGCGATGACTTCTGTGCGTTTACATTCCTGTTTCCGCTGAGTAACGGAAGCTATGGCGTGAAAACGAGAAACTACATCACGGAAAACACGCTGCATAAGCTACCTAGCGCGCTAAGAAACAAGTATGACGAATTCATCAAAGAAGGCAGCCTGATCGTTATGAACGGCGTTACGCTTGAGATGATGGATGTTTACGAAGATCTGGATGAACACATTACACAATCCGGTTATGAAGTGATGTGCTTTGGATACGATCCTTATAACGCTCAGGCTTTCGTCGAGCGATGGGAGAGGGAAAACGGTCCATTCGGTATTGTAAAAGTTATTCAGGGATCAAAGACAGAATCCGTTCCTTTGGGTGAGCTCAAGAAGCTTGCTGAGGAACGGATGCTTTTGTTTGACGAGGCTTTGATGACCTTTACGATGGGAAACTGCATCACACTAGAAGACACAAACGGCAACCGAAAGCTGATGAAGAAGCATAACGAGGAAAAGATCGACGCCGTAGCGGCGTTGATGGACGCCTACGTTGCTTATAAGCTGAATCGGGATGCGTTTGAATAATGAAGGAGGACGAGGTCAAAATGGAGATCCGGCTTGGTTCCAGGATTAAGAATGCCTGGAACGTTTTTTTTAATAAAGACCCGACGCTGCAATACGGATATACCGGAATGAGCAGCAGTTACCCGCCGACCAAGACGAAGACACGACGGGGCGGAGACAAGAGTATTGCGACAGCGATTTTCAATCGAATTGCTATGGATGCAGCGGCCATTGAGATTAAGCATGTAAAGCTTGATGATAAAGGCCGCTTTTCTCATGTCGTCAACGATCCGCTGAACGAGTGTCTCACCGTTGAAGCCAATATCGACCAGAGTGCCAGAGCATTCCGGCATGATGTATACATGAGTTTGCTTGACGAGGGCGTAATCGCAATCGTGCCAATCGACACCGATGATGACATCAACAAATCCGGCAGCTTTGACATTTACACCATGCGTGTTGGTCAGATTCTCGAATGGTATCCGGACCGGGTCAAGTGCCGCGTGTACAACGAGCGAACCGGACTTCGTGAGGATATCATCGTTTCCAAGCGGAGCTGCACGATTGTTGAGAATCCGCTGTATGCGGTGATCAACGAACAGAATTCGATGATGCAAAGACTGATGCGCAAGCTCAATCTTCTTGACGTCATTGATGAGCAAAGCAGTTCCGGAAAGCTGGACCTGATTATTCAGCTTCCGTATGTGATCAAGTCGGATACGAGACGCGCACAGGCTGAGAAACGCCGTAAGGATATCGAAGAACAATTGACCGGCAGCCGTTACGGCATCGCCTACACAGACGGAACGGAGCGCATTACGCAGCTGAACCGTCCGGTTGAGAACAATCTGATGAAGCAAATCGAATACCTGACGAGTATGCTGCATGGCCAGTTGGGTATTACGCAGAGCGTCATGGATGGAACAGCCAATGAGATGACGATGCTCAACTACGAAAACCGGACGATCGAACATCTGGTATCCGCGGTTGTGGATGGCATGGTGCGCACGTTCCTGACGAAGACGGCGAGAAGTCAGGGTCATACGATCATGGCTTTCCGCGATCCGTTCAAGAACATCCCGTTCAGTCAGCTCGCCGACGTTGGTGACAAGTTCACCAGAAACGCGATTCTGAGCAGTAACGAGATCAGAGTCAAGATCGGGTACAAGCCGAGCGACGATCCGGAAGCGGACAAGTTGAAGAACAAAAATATTCGAGATCCCGGAGGCGGCACACCATCCGTTTCGGGAGAGACAAACGAGGTGAACGATCAAAATGGAGAATAACAAGTACGACTTTGGCGGTTGGGCGACGCGAAGCAACATGCTTTGCAGTGACGGCCTGACGATTTCCAGGGATGCTTTCAAGCATAACGACGGAAAGGTCGTCCCGCTTGTTTGGAACCATTGTCACGACGATCCGCTGAATGTGCTGGGTAACGCGCTGCTTAAGCACCGTGACGGCGACATGTATGCGTATTGTTCGTTCAATGAGACTGACAGCGGCAAGGCAGCAAAGATGCTGGTGAAGCACGGCGACGTGATTTCGCTTTCCATCTGCGCCAACCGACTGCAAAAGCAGGGCAGCTGTGTAATGCACGGCGAGATTCGAGAGGTCAGCCTCGTGCTGGCTGGCGCTAATCCCGGCGCACTTATCGATTCCGTGATGGTCCACAGTGACAATTGGGATGGCGTAATTACCACCCCGGATGAGGAGAATCAGCTGGAATTCAGTGACGGTTCTCCGGTAATTGCACACAACGATAAGCCGGAAGATGAAGAAACCGTTCAGGACGTTATCGATTCCATGACGGAAAAGCAGAGAAACGTGATGCTTGGCATCATCGGCAATCTTAAAGAGAAGAAAGAGGAGGAAACCGAAATGAAGCACAATGCTTTCGAGAATGACCAGACGATGAAGCAGGGCGAGATCCTGAAGGACGACGGCTCTGTGATGACCCACAGCGAGATGCAGGAGTTTTTCAAGGACGGAAAGCGCCTTGGCAGCCTGAAGCAGAGCGCGATTGAACACGGCATCGAGAAGATCGGCGATCTGTTCCCGTATGTCGAGGACGACGGCCGTAACGTGACCCAGATGCCGCAGTTCATCATGCGCGATCAGGGCTGGGTTGGTAAGGTAATGTCCCGCGTCCACCGCACTCCGTTCAGCCGTATCAAGAGCATGTTTGCGGATATCACCGCTGATGAGGCCCGTGCGAAGGGTTACATCAAGGGCAAGCTGAAGAAGGAAGAGGTCTTCACCCTGCTCAAGCGTTCCACTCCGCCGACCACCGTGTACAAGAAGCAGAAGATTGATCGCGATGACGTGATCGACATCACTGACTTTAATGTGCTTGCGTGGATCAAGGGCGAGATGCGCCTGATGCTGGACGAGGAGTTCGCTCGTGCGTTTCTGGTTGGTGATGGCCGCCTTGGCGATGACGATGACAAGATCAAGGAGGACTGCATCCGTCCGATCTGGACTGATCACGAGCTGTATACCATCAAGACCGTGATCGAGGTTGCGTCTACCGCTACTGCGACCGAGAAGGCCAAGAAGTTCATTCAGGCGGCTGTTAAGGCGCGCAAGAACTACAAGGGCAGCGGCAATCCGGATCTGTTCTGTTCCGAGGATGTGCTGACTGACTGCCTGCTGATGGAGGATCTGAACGGTCGTCTCATCTACGAGTCTGTTGAGAAGCTGGCCCGTGTGCTGCGCGTCAATGAGATCATCACTGTTCCGGTGATGGAAGGCCTGAAGAGCGCTGACGGCAATGAGCTGATGGGCATCATCGTCAACCTGAAGGACTACAACGTGGGCGCTGACAAGGGCGGCGAGGTCAATCTGTTTGACGACTTCGACATCGACTACAATGCCTACAAGTATCTGATTGAGGCCCGCTGCTCCGGCGCGCTGATCCGTCCGTACTCCGCTATCGCGATCGAGTGCAAGGTCGCCGCTGCGGCTGCTGCCTGATCGGTAAAGGAGTAACTTCAAAATGGCAAAGTTTTATGGACAGATTGGTTATGCAGAGCCTACTGAAACCAGTCTCGGCGTATGGACAGACGTGATGAAGGAGCATCCGGCCAAAGGCGACGTGCTTCGGAATCAGCGGAAGCTGGAGAATGGCGATAATGTCAATGACGATATTTCGCTGAACAACCAGATTTCGATTATCGCAGATCCCTATGCGCAGGAGCATTACTTTGCCATTCGATACGTCAAGTGGATGGGCGGATACTGGAAGGTCACGAATGTGGAAGTTCAGTATCCCCGTCTGCTTTTGACGATTGGAGGGCTATACCGTGGACAGAGGGCAGAAACAGCATAACAGAAGGCTGGAACTTCATGAAAAACTCTGCGAAATACTGGGAAGCAAGAACGTTTATTTCGATCCGCCTAACGGATTGATGATGAACTATCCATGTATTGTGTACAAGAAAAGCGGAAACAGCACGCTTCATGCTGACAACAAGCCGTATTTTATAAAGAGACAATACGATGTAACCACGATTTCCAGAGATCCCGATAACAACATTGGCGATCAGATTGCTCAGATGCTGCATTGCGGTTATTCGACTTCCTTTGTGAAGGACAATCTGCATCACGATGTTTACAAGCTTTACTACTAAAAGGAGGACAACCCAATGAGTAAGATTACTTGGGATGGCGTCGGCGAGCGCGTATGGGAAGCCGGCGTGGATCGTGGCGTGCTTTATCGCCAGGATGAAACGAAGAAGTACACCAAGGGCGTTGCGTGGAACGGCCTGATTAACGTGACCGAAAAGCCGGAGGGCGCGGAGATCACGAAGCTGTGGGCCGACAACCAGAACTACGCGAACCTGATGAGCGCCGAGGTGTTCAAGGGCGGCATCGAGGCTTACACCTATCCGGCGGAATTCAACGAGTGTGAGGGTCAGGCGGAGGTCGTTCCGGGCGCTCGTCTTGGTCAGCAGGCTCGTGTGCCGTTCGGCATGTGCTACCGCAGCATGGTTGGCGACGATACTTCCCCTGAACCGAATGCGTATAAGCTGCATCTGATCTGGAACGCGATGGTTTCCCCGACTGAGAAGTCTCACAACACCATCAACGAGAATCCGGATGCTGAAACTTTCAACTGGGATTTCGACACCACTCCGGTTCCGGTTACCGGTTACAAGCCGGCGGCTTCCATGGAGATCGACAGCCGTACGCTTGCCAAGGAGAAGCTTACCGCGATCGAAGCGATTCTCTACGGCAGCGATGAGGAGGAGCCGCGTCTTCCGATGCCGGATGAGCTCATCACTCTGATGAAGGCGGCTGCCTAATTCAAAATGGAATAAATTAAAGGGAAAAGTGCTGGATACAGATCCGGTGGGATGACAGGTAGACG